AACGCGTTCTATGACGGCATCATCGACTTGGCGGATAAGTTCGCCGAGGCGTATCAGGGCCGGCACGGGCTGATCGGGCCGATTGAGTTGCAGCAGGCCACCAAAACCAACAGCGTGCTGGAGTTCCTTCAAGACTCGCTGAAGACGCTGGAAGACACGCGTTACGACGTCTGCGACAAGACCGACACGCCGCTGCAGAACATCATTGACGAGATTGTCGGGCTGTATCTCAGCACCCTGTACAAGCTCAAATTCCTGGCCTGATGGCCCGAAAGGACACCTCGTGGAACTGCTTCGCCCCGTAAACGATCCTTCGTTTCCCACCGCTGCCGTGGCGTACACCGGCACTGCCGGCAGCACCAACACGTGGCCAGCAGGTCCGCAGGGCGTGTTGGTTTGGACGACCACTGCGGCCTACGTCGTCGTTGGTGAAGGCGTCACCGCCACCGCAACGAACGGCACGCCGATTCCGGCAAACACGCCCATTCCGTTTGCCGTCCCCGGCGGCACGGGTGCGCCGTGGCGTGTCAGCGCCATCCAGATTGCTTCTGGTGGCACGCTGTACGCTGAGCCGATCAACAAGAACTAAAATCGCCCACTATGTCTTACTTTGGCATTCCGCTTCGCAACGGCCTGCCAATCGGCTTGGGCTCGCTTGTCGGTCTTGGCGTTGACACTGGCGCAGCGCCGCCGCCGCCGCCGCCGGGCACCATTAACGTGCTTAATAGCGCGGGAACAAGCTACAGCGTTCCTTTAGCAGTGTTGTCTAGCACGGGAACGTCGTACACCGTGACAAACACTGTTTTGTCAAGCAACGGAACATCGTACACCGTTTGAGGTAAATCATGGCCGCATTTGAAGTCATCGCTCTTGACACTGCAACGCCGCAACTGCGTGCGCCTGGGGTTGCTGACACGTATACGTTCCCGCGTGCGGTGTCCATGTCGGGCGCCTTGACTTACGGCGGCGTGACGCTGAATAACGCCGTTACAGGCACCGGAAACATGGTGCTGTCGGTCAGCCCTACGTTTACCACGCCGGTTCTTGGAACTCCATCCAGCGGCACGTTGACAAACTGCACCGGCCTGCCGCTTTCCACGGGCGTGACTGGCACACTTCCCGTTGCTAATGGGGGCACTGGACAAACCAGCTACACCGACGGTCAACTGTTGATTGGCAACACCACGGGCGGTACGCTGGCAAAAGCTACGCTGACGGCTGGGTCAAACATTACGATCACCAATGGCCCCGGTTCAATCACTATTGCCGCTTCTGGTGGGGGTGGGGGTGGAGCGATCACCATCGACAACAAGACCGCCGCCTACACCGTGGTGTCTGGTGATCTCGGGAAGATCATCAATTGCACCGCAAACACGTTTACTGTGTCGCTTGATCCAGCGGCTACATTAGGCGCTGGCTTTAATTGCTGGATTTGGAATACTGGTACAGGCGTCATTACTATTGATCCAAATGGGACAGAAACGGTAGATGGCGTTGATCCAACTACTGAATTTAAACTTACGCAAGGTACGGGCGTAAGACTTGTCTGCACTGGTACTAATTGGCTTACAGGAGACAATAGAACTGCCGGAACAGCATCTATTGGCGTGCTGGGAACACAAATTGGAAGAAACTCAGCAGGCGACATGGCTGTCGCAACTACAGGGCAAGGAGCTATGGCTCTCGGCGGCTCCTACGCCTCCGGCGTCGACAGCCTTGCGGCGGCTATTGCAAACAATACGGTTACTTATGGATCACAAAATGCAAACGCACTTGCTATAGGAAGCATTTCTAAGGCAACCGGCTCTGCGTCCGTAGCGATTGGCAGGCAAAATTCTGCTGGCGGCACAAGAAGTTTAGCGTTGGGAAATTTATCAAACGCAAGCGGTACTGGAAGTGTCGCAATTGGCTGTGGCTCAGCCATTGGTTTTGGCGCAAACGCCAGCGGAACTGATGCAATAGCTTTTGGGGATAGTGCGATTGCCTCACAAATAAAAAAATATGCTTTTGCCGGATGGGGTTCTGCCTCCGCAGGCAGTTCTCAAATGGGTATTTTGTTGTTGTGCAAACAAACAACAGATAACACTGCAACGGTTCTTACATCTGACACGGGCGTTGCCGGAACGTCAAACCAAGTTATTCTCTCCAACAGCAGCGCCTACGCTTTCACAGGAACCGTTGTCGCCCGTCAGCAAGCCGCAGACGGCACAGCCTCTGCTGCGTGGAAAATCGAAGGTTTGATTCGCAGGGAAGGAACTGCTGGCAGTACAACGCTTGTGGCGTCTACCGTCACTGCAATCAGCAACGTCCCTGGGTGGACCCTTGCATTGTCGGCAGACACAACAAACGGAGGTCTTGCCGTGACCGCAACCGGCGCAGCGGCAACTGATATTCGATGGGTTGCCACTGTGCAAACCTCTGAAGTCATCTACGCATAAAGGAGCTACATCATGGCCATCAAAGTTGATCTTGCAAACTCTCAATACGGCGTTGCGTTTGCCGGCGCTTACTTTCGCGTCGTCACTGCGGCTGTCAGCCGACAGCGGCAGGGCGGCCCGAAGTTCCGCGTGATGATTGACGTTGCGGGCTACGGTACGGCAACGCCGGAAGACGACACGCGCGAAGTTGACTTCCGCCGCTATCACGCGCTGTTGGAAGATGTTGAAGCGCATCAAGGCGCCTCGTTCTTGGACAAGTGCTACGCTTGGGTGATGGCGCAGTCTGACATGGATGGGTCGGTGGCGGTCTGACGCAAGTGAATTGCTGCTATACCAAAATTTTAATGGTATAGTCGCGCCGAAACCTTACCGGCCAGGCTGACCGGGGATTCTTCGGAATCACATGGACGATACCCAACCTCTCGTAACGGACGCTCAGCCTGCACCGGCTGATATTTCCGTGACGGCACCCGACGCGACGGCGGCGTCGGACTCTGCTGCGCAAGAACAGCCGGCCAAGTCTTTCTCGCAAGAGGAAGTTGATGCGCTGATCGCAAAACGGCTTGCGAAAGAGCAGCGCAAGTGGGAACGAAAGATTCAGCAACCGGCAACGCCGCCGGCACCTGCGGTGAGGGAAGTCCCGCCTGCTGATCAGTTTGAGTCCGTCGAAGCCTACGCGCAAGCGCTGGCGGAAAAACGGGCTGCAGAACTGGTTCAGCAGCGTGAAGTCCAGCAGCAGCAGGCGCAGGTACTGGCCTCGCACGGTGAGCGTGAAGACGCTGCCCGGGATCGTTACGACGACTATGAAGACGTCGTGTACAACCCCAAGCTGCCCATCACGCCCATCATGGCGCAGACCATCCAGGCGTCCGACGCAGGCCCGGATGTGGCCTACTACTTGGGCTCCAACCCCAAGGAAGCTGAGCGTATCGCCCGCTTGCCGGCAATTCTGCAGGCAAAGGAAATCGGCAAGATCGAGTCGAAGCTCGCCTCGTCTCCGCCGGTCAAGAAATCCACCGCAGCACCACAGCCGATCTCTCCGGTGACGGCACGGTCCACGGCAACGTCGCTTGACACGACGGACCCGCGGTCTGTGAAGCAAATGTCGCCGAGTGATTGGATTGCCGCCGAAAGGCAGCGCCAGGTCCGGCAGTGGGAAGCCCGCAATCGTTAACCGTGAAGTTCGTAGTCAGGAAAGTTGTCTGAAAGGCATCGCTTCCGCAGCGTAAACCGATGAATGCCAGTGGCTTTAGCCGCTTCTGCAAAGGAGCGGTACATGACACCAAACACCTTGCAGGCAGTGTTGCGCGGGTGTTCAAGGCTTCTTTTAGCCTTGGATTCCTCGCTATGCCCCGCTCGCGGGAAGTAGGGTCGTGTGCGCCCCAGCAGTGCGGCACGTTGTTTTGCCTTCGTTTCCTCGGGCGTGACGCTTCCGAGCCTGGCCTGCCGAAGTTTTTCTTTGGTGGCCTCGGTTCTAACGTATCGTCCAGAGACGGAATGCAGTTCAAAGTGCCTACTGCCGTGATGCTCTTGAGCCGTCAAGCACTCAAGGTTTTCAACGCGGTTGTCCAACTTGTTTCCGTTGATGTGGTGAATGTGCTTTTTGGGGGCAAAACTCTCAAGCCAACACATAGCTACAGCTCGGTGAAGGCGCGTTTCTCTGCCCAAGGTGGGGTAACCGTCAACACCAACGACGGGCAGGTACGGGTGTCCGTTCCGCAAGGCTTTTCCGCATCGAGAGACAGCGTACAGGTGGTTCACGGCTCGGTACTCGATGCCGTCTACAAGTATGCTTGACATGGTGCGACTCCTAGGTGGCTATGGAATCATGATCGTAACACAAATACCGAAAGGTTGAAAATGGCTCAGTCGCTCCTTACGATTGACATGATCACTCTCAAGGCTTTGGAAATCCTCGAGAACAATCTTGTCATCACCCGCAACATCAACCGCCAGTACGACAGCTCGTTCGCCGTCGAAGGCGCCAAAATGGGCGACACGCTGCGTATCCGCCTGCCGGATCGCGCACTGGTCACCAACGGCGCCGCGCTGGGCGTCCAAGAGGTCAACGAGCAGTACACCACGCTGACCGTCGCCTCGCAGAAGCACATCGGCGTGAACTTCACGTCCGCCGAAATGGCTCTGTCGTTGGACGACTTCGCTGACCGTATCCTCAAGCCGCGCGTGTCGCAGCTTGCGGCCAGCATCGACGCCGACGTCGCCAACTCGTTCCAGAGCATCTTCCAGTCGGTCGGCACCCCCGGCACGACGCCTGCTACCAGCCTCGTGCTGCTGCAGGGCCAGCAGAAGCTGAATGAGTCGGCCGCGCTGATGTCGCCGCGCTACGCGACGGTGAACCCCGCTGCGAACGCCGGTTTGGTGGAAGGCATGAAGGGCCTGTTCAACCCGACCTCGACCATCTCCCGCCAGTTCAAGAACGGCATGATGGGCGAGGGTGTGCTGGGCTACGACGAGATCAACATGTCGCAGTCCATCAAGCAGCACACCACGGGCACGCGCACCGGCGCCCACACCGTGACGACGACCGTTTCGACCCAAGGGGCGACGACGATTGCCATCACGGGCACCGGCACGCAGACCATCAAGAAGGGCGACGTCTTCACCATCAACGGCCGCTACGCCGTGAATCCGCAGACCCGCGAGTCCACTGGCGCTCTGCAGCAGTTCGTGGCGACGGCGGATGCCACTGCGGTGGCTGGCGCGTACACCGTCAGCGTGAGCCCGGCGATCTACACGTCGGGTCAAGCGCTTGCAACGGTGGACTCGTTCCCGACGGCTGGCGACACCATCACGTTCCTTGGCTCTGCTTCGACGCAGTACCCGCAGAACCTGATCTATCACAAGGACGCCATCACGTTCGCCACGGCGGACCTGCTGCTGCCCAACGGCGTGGACATGGCCTCGCGCAAGGTCCACAACGGGATCAGCATGCGGATCGTGCGCCAGTACGACATCAACAACGAC